TCCCTTACGGGCGTCAATGTAGTTTCCGGCAAGTGCCTGTGTTTTCAGTTTCTGATACTGGCAGCTTGTCAGATTGTGCTTGTTTGCTTTCAGAGTTTCCATAAACTCCGACAGATCATTCTTTCGCCGCATCACTTTACCTCCCTTGCACGGAGCAGTTTTTCCATCGGGTCAACCTCACCGCCGCTGTCAATATCTACAGTGCAGTTTTCTTTAACGACCTGGTATATTTGCAGCCACATCTGCTGAGCCTGTTTTAGATAGCTGTGGCTCATCGATACGAATGGACTCTGCACCACCGATGTTGTCACTGTCGGATGCTTGCCGACAAGACCATACTTCGTTACAGCCTCTTCGCACTGCATCCATCTTGCCGCACACATAGAATACTGTTCAACAAGCAGAGGGTTCACCAATTTATCGCAGCCCAGTTTTCCAAGCCATCTGCACATTTTGGTGTATATCTCGTCAGCACCGAGAGGTTTTCCGTCACGCTGCATTGCCGAGAGATAATCACTCGGTTTTGGCATATCGACCCCTTCGATATTTTCGGGAATGTCAAGCCGCCTTAACGGACGGTTTCCGGGATTTCCGGCATCCAGTTTTTCTTTGAGTGCTTTCGGCTTACGTCCCGCACCCGGTCTTGCACCGCCGCGGTTGGTTCCGTCTTTCGCCATTGTTTCACACACCTCCTGTTTCTGTAGAAAAATAGAAATAACTTTATAAATCAAATGATGTTTGAAAAAATATCAAACCCCGATTGAAAAATTGCAGTAAAAAAGCCCGATTTCGTTCGGGCTGATGTGTTTGAATTGTGTTTGATTATTGCGGATTTATTGGGGATTTATGGGGCATTTATAGAACGATCCATATTAAATTGCCGTTGAGGAAATTTTTTCAGGAGTACCGGGGCATATACCCTGTTTGAAAATGCGACTTTTGCACACGAGAGGGGCGCCCGTTCTTCTTCCGAACATTTTTTATGGATTTCGACCGCCCCTGGGGGTCTTTTTGTTGTGTAGTTTTGTATACTATGCCAGCATTTTTGGCAATTTACGGGAATTTATGTTGTAATGTTTTAATCACATTTATACTCACTTGTGATAGTGTATTACCTGTCGCCCCGTCCACGGTGTATCTGCTCATGGTGGTGGAAACAGACGGACATCAGGTTTGATTCATCGTTCGTTCCACCCTCGGCTAAAGGTTTGATATGGTGTACAATGTCAGCGTGTCCGAAGTGTCCTTCCTCGAAACACATCTCACAGAACGGGTGCAGTTTTACATAACGGTCACGGACTTTCTGCCACGCAGAACCGTAACGCTCGCTCCGCTTATATTTTCTGCCGTATTTTTCGTACTGCTGATTGGCTATTTTTCTATGCTCCTCGCAGTACAAATCATCTGTCAGTTTCGGACAATTTGGATAAGCACACGGTCTTTTCGGTTTTCTTGGCATTGGGCACACCTCCTTACTTCACCGCAATAAAAACTGCTCCGTTGTTGAGGCTTGCTTACTATTCCATCATCTCTTCGGCTTCTTTCAGCAGTTCTTCACAAGTCTTATCAATATTTTTTCTGCACTGCTCATCAAAGCGTTTGTAAAGCATCTTCTGTTCATCTTCGCTTAAATCGATGGTGTACATATCCTCATTGTCCGGGCTGTCAGAACCTGCCACCACAACAGCTATGCAGGTGTCAAGGTGGCTTTCGTTTAAACCGTTCAGGCTTATGAAGAAGTCATACCAACCATCACAGTCAATGTCGTTGCAGTCAGTACAAGCATTACAATCATTACTTTTACATCCTTGTGCGGGATACATAGACTTGAATCCCAGTTTGTGTCTTCTGCCGTCAGCTATTTGAACAAGTCCTCTTGTCGGCTTCAGCTGAAAGCGGACTGTAGGGAATCGTTTAGGACAGCATATGTAAGCCTGATCTTCACCGTAAATAAGTTCCGAATCAAAGTCTATGAATATCTCTGTGTTTATGAAGTCCTCTGACAGGGAGGGGCTGATGCACTGGTCGTCTTCGGCATCGGAGTCATTTGAACCATTTGCTCTGTCTGCCGCATCAGTTGTACTGTCCGCACAGTCCGTTGCACCATCAGCAGTATCTCCTTGGTTTATCAGCCCGATATAACGCTGAATATACCACACAGCCTTTTTCAAATCCTCGATTATTTTATCCTTATCCTTTTTTCCAGCTCTTGAAATGTACTTGACAGCATTGCCGAGGTGATAGGGTAATTTCTGATCTTCAATGTAATCGATTACTTCGATTTTGCCGGTCGTGTAGTGAGCAGGGTGGTTCACAGGGTCATTCGTAGGTTCATTCACAGAAAACACTTTGCTATTTGTACCACTCATATTTTCAATCCTTTCTCATAAAATATCGAATGTGCAAAAGCTGTAAAAGCTATAATATAAATCGTCCCTCTATATATAAGATTTTTCAGAGGGTGTTTTGGTGGTGTCTGAATAAATTTTTTATTAATTTTTGCTTTTTTTAGCACAGTAAACAATTTCAAGCTGTCACTCTTGGCATTTTTGCCTATTCTTTCTTTGCGAACAATTATAAACTCCAATACTGCAGTAATTCCAAACACGCTATTCGGGTTTATCAACCTTTGACCGTGCCCTCAACGCCGCCACCATACTCTTTGGCACAAGCGAAACAGGCTCATTCAAAGAATATCCACAAAACAATAGCACTCATTTGATTTCCAAAGTAAAGGCGAGGATAAGAAAAGCCGATACAAACCTTTAATGGTTTCTAATTCTCATTATCTACCATTATTTACCATTGCTTTCTATATTATTTCTTATTATCTATTATTCTTTATATTATGTCGCAAGATGTCGCAAGTAAAAACAGTAATATATATAAAGAAATATAAAAATAATAATCACCGAAAAAACCTGCGACAAGCTGCGACAAATCGGAAGACGAATGAAAATAGACTGCCTGAAAAGTATTGCAAATGCTTATAGTATTGCATAGCTCGTCCATTCAAACATATTCAAATGACCACTATACACCGTCACAATAAGCAGTCACAACGATAATAGCACAATTATTGTTCTGTTTAATTCAATGCTTCGAACTCCGACTTCTCCTCATCTGATTCACCGTTTTCAATAGCTAAGAAACGACAACCTATAAGCATAGTAGTCTGACTTCCGGTTTCTCCTTTCGGTCTCTTTCTCTCAATGCGGAAGAACCTCTGTATGGCATTATTAAAGTTCGTACTATTCTCCTTCCTGTAGCCGTACTTATCACACCACTCACCGTAAAGTCTGTATGCCGCAGAAGTACGCACCTCGTATGCCTCTCCTACTTCCAGCCACGCATCTACAAACTGTCCAATACGGTCAGACTCCTCCTCATATTCTTTGTTGGCGGAGATAACGGCAGCCGGATCGGTGAGAGATTCTCGTTTCAATTTCTTATACCCTTCATAACACCAGTTAAAGATTGCAGACTGATTCTCCGGAGCGGCAAAAAAGGTCTTGAGTCCCTTATCCTGCTCATGTTCTTCGAAGTGACGCTTGAACGGTATAAGTTTCAGACGGTTGGAGTAAAACAACGTCATATCGGATACAGACGGCTTGTAGTTTGTGTTTATGAATATCTTGAAATTCGGCTTGAAGTCAAATGAGTTTTCGTGGAGAAATCTGGCATTCAGCGTATCATTACCTGTCATTCTTTTAACTAAAGCCGCATTAAAAGTTATCTTCTTCTCAGGCTCAGAAATGTTCACGAAACGGACACCTGCCAATCTTGCAATCTCCTCAGAAGGACCCGATGCATTAGCATTACCGAATTTTGTGGATAACATTTCAGGATTACTCGTTTTACCATAGTCGCCCATAATTTTGAGAAATGTCTCCATTGTGGTACCCTTACCGTTACGAGAAGTTGCACCGTACAGGATGAACAGACACTCCAAAGAGGTATCGCCCGTCAGTGCATAACCGAGAGCTTTTTGAAGATATAATGCCAGATCAGAATCACTGCACATAACCTCATTGATAAACTGTGTCCATCGTGGGCAGGTGGCTGACGGATCGTAGGTGATGCCTGAAATTAAAGTAATGAAGTCAGCCGGATTGTGAGGACGGAACTCACCGGTCGTAAGATTCAGCGTTCCGTTCTGACAGTTAAAGAGGTCGATGTTTTTATCGAAAACAGAGTGTGCCACGGCATGAACAGATTTTGCGTCCTCGATCATCGTGCGTCTGTTCTTTCTAAGCTGCAGTTTCTGCACTCTCTTGATATATCTGTTCCTGGTATCTTCATCCTTAATCTGCAAAGCGAAAACATACAGACGGTCAGCCAGCACTTTAGCAAGCTCCGCCACCGCCAGTCCGTTTTCATCGGGTCGCCATACAGTGCCGTCATACACATACCATATATTTCTTCCGGCATCGAAACGAGCAATGGGTTTATAGTAATCAGCAAAGATATTACCTATGCCGATTTCTTCCCTCTGATACCTTGCATTGGTGTGCGGCTGCATTTCTTCGAGTGTGAGGGTGATATGCGACAAGTCGGGAGTAAATGCGGCTTGTGCATCGTTTTCATCTGTTATAGTATCGAACTCGTCCTCGGCGGTAATGGTGTCGAGAATAGGGGTGTAGATAACAGAATTAGTCGATACAGCATTACGGATAGTAATCTGTCCGTATGTAGCATCACCTGTCATTCTGTCCCACTTATCACGCATTAAAGCGGAACTGCGGAATATACGGTCAATCTGCTCCTCGACATTTCCGCACCAAAAGGCAAGAATTGAGATTAACGCCATATCGGCATCGGACTGAGAATCATATCCTTCTTCCCAGCGACCTTCCATAAGAGCCTTGAACTTGTCGCCTGACTCGGAAGATGAAGCGTGCTCTATTACCTGTTCATCGGTCAGATATGATACCGGCTCTACAGAACTGCCGGATTCTATCCTGTTTTTCCTCTTCATAAAAGTATCAAGCACCGACTGCAACGCATCATCGTTTCTGGTTACGCTTCCGGGACGGTATACATCACCTGTGACTGTCACGAAACGGTTTGTAGTGCCTGGTAAGTATACTTCCAGCCCGTGCTTGCGGTTGTTGATATAATACACCGTCTTGTCATAGGCAAAATCAGGCGAGAGCTTGAAGAAACCTCGTAAGCCTGTGGAACTTGGGGAACGCTCAAAATAAGCATTAGGGAAAAAGGAGAGAATAGATGCAGCTACATCGTTTAAAGAACCGTCGTCTCTGATACAGTGGTCTATATCGATAGCACC